CGTCGTTCACGGCGACGCAGTCGGACGGGCTCACGCCTACGAGTGGCTCGTCGAACAAGATGGCGACCTACTCGCTGATCGTGTTCCGTGGCGTGCTGGTGGCGATCGGCGGGCACGACACCAACGGATCGCAGTACCTCTCCAGCAACCGCTTCACGGTCTTCATCTCGTACGACCAAGGGGCGAGCTGGTCGAACGTCGTTGACGTTGCGGACAACACCGCGAGCTACCCGCGCTCGGCGACGTGGCGCTGCGTAGTTCACGACGGGTACCTGTACCTCGTTCACGGCTGGTCGTTCACTGTCGGCGTTCACTCGCACTGCTGGCGCACGTCCGACCTCCTGACGTGGACGCAGCAGAGCGCGGCGACCGGGATGCCGGCGTTCGCGGTGAATGCGGTGGTGTCGCACTCTGACGGGAAGATGTACGCCTTTCACGACGCCACGACCACCAATGCGCTCTATTCGAGCACCGACGGCGCGACGTGGACGCTCGTCTCGGCCAATCCGGCGTACAACACCGGCGGCGTCGCGCGCACGAGCTTCCACGCGATCTCCAGATCCGGGATTCTGTACACCATCGGCGGGCACACTGGCGCCTCGTCGAACGGCGCGAAGGTCTACAGCTCCAGCAACAACGGCACGCTCTTCACGGAGGTCGGCACCGACGTGCTGTCCGGGCTCGACACGCGCCTCGACTTCCCGGAGCCGATTGCGATCGGCGGCAACGTGTACCTCGTTGGGTGGTACAACGGTGGTCTCGCCCGCACTCTCCAGATCGCCTCGTCGAGCGACGCGCTCGCGACGTGGACGCTGCAGAGCACTTGGACTGGTGATCCGAATATCACTTCCTCATCGTGGGGCGTCGGCTACGGCAAGAATGCCGTCGTCTACCACGGCGGCAAGATCATCGTCCACGTTCCGATTCCGGGCGCCAGCACCACCGACGATGTCGGGCTCTACTCGATGTCGAGCGCTGGAGCCGGATCTGGTGGTCAGCTTTCGTCGGTGACGCTGGTCGGGGACTTCTTCGACTTCGAGCAGAACTACCTGCGCACCGAGCTGGCGATCAAGAGCGCGGATGCGCTCTACCAGTTCGACATGACGACTGACACCATCACGCGCGTCACTGACGCGGATTACCCGGCGCGCACGGTGCGTGGCATCGTCTACCTCGACGGGTTCTTCTTCGTCATGGACAAGGACGGCAACGTCTGGAACAGCGCCGAGGAAGACATGACGAGCTGGGGCGCGGCCGACTTCATCGCTGCGGAGTTCGCGGCCGACGGCGGCGTCGTGCTCACGCGCTACCAGAACTACGTCGTCGCGATCGGGCAGTACTCGACCGAGTTCTTCTTCAACGCCGGCAACCCGACGAACAGCCCGCTTGCGCCGGTGCAGAACGGCGTCTTCACGATCGGCTGCGCCGACGGCGACACGCTCGCGTTCATCGACGACGCCTGCTTCTGGGTGGCGCAGGCGAAGTCGCAGGGCCAGTCGGCGGCGAAGGGACGCTTCGTCGCGACGATTCAGGATGGGCGCCCGCAGAAGATCTCCACGCCCGACATCGACCGCATCCTCGACGCCGACGATCTGCTGGACGTGGACGCGCTCACCGCTCGCGTGGGCGGGCACTCGTACTACATCATCCGACTCGGCACCACGGGTGTCTCGATCGTGTTCGATGTCGGGCAGGCCTCGTGGGCGATCTGGACGACGCGCCGTGACTCGTTCACGCACGCGCTCTCGAACGTCGTGACGGCGAACGGCACCGCGACCGGCACCGGCACGCACTCCTTCGCCGACGGCGACGTTGCGGTGATCAGCGCCTTCGGCGGCACGCACACTGCGCTGAACGGCACCTACAACGTGCGCCGCGAGAGCGGCACGGCGTTCTCGTGGTACCTCGGCGGCACGAGCTACTCGGGCACCAGCTCGGGCACCGGCACCGCGACCGGCTGGAGCGAAGACGACTTCCCTGCAGTCGCTGCCTGCGCCTACCAGAACAAGCAGATCATGCAGGACAAGTCGAACGGCAAGCTCTACGAGTTCACGCCGTCCGTCTACCGCGACAACGACGTGTACATGGACTGGGTCGTGCGCCGCGAGCGTCACGATCAGGAGGCGGAGTCGGTGCCGAAGTTCGCTGTCTGGGCCGACTTCGTCAGCGACCGCGCGAGCGGCAACGTGATGATGCGCTTCTCCGACGACGACTGCCAGAACTTTTCGCACTACCGCGCGCGCAGCCTGAACGGAGATCGCACGCGCTGGTTCCGCAACGGCGACTTCTTGCGCCGCTCGTACGAGGTGCGCATCACCGACAACATCCCGGTGCGCGCTGAGCGTCTGGAGCTGCAGGAGACGTAGATGGCTGTCGGATACGATTCGAGCGGCTACTCGTACGGCGGGCGCGTCAGCCCGGAGCAGGCAGCGAAGCAGCGCGAGGCCGAGGCGGCGTCGAGCGGAGCGAATACCGTTGCTCGCGCGCCGATCACGTTCCTCGATGCGCCGGAGGGCTTCGGCTCCGAGGGGCGCCTCACGGTCGAGATGATGGACCCTCGCGCGCGCGGCCCGCAGGCTGCGGCCGGCGAGAACAGCGGTGTCGGCTACAACGACCCGCGTCTCTACGAGAGAGGCTACACCGGCGCCAGCAACTACAACTACGACGCCTACTACGGCGGCGGCTCGCTCTACGCTGGCGGCGGCGCGAACACTGGCCCGCAGTTGCCGGGCACGAGCAACTCGTGGACGGCTGGTGGACAGGCGCAGGGCGGCGGTGGTGGTGGTTATCCAAGCGGCGGAGGTGGTATGTACGGTCAATCAGTGACGCCGGCTGGCGCCGGCACGGTGCGCACGCAGTACACAACGCTCGACCCGACGGTCTGGAACAAGCAGGTCGATACGTCGAACGTGAACGCATCGGCAGGCAGCGCCGGCAACTACGCCACGCAGCTCGGGAACATCAACCCGAAGGTTGCGCCGATGGATCGTACGCTCTACGACCAGTACTCGGCGCACCTGATGAACCCGAACGCCTTCCAGAACAACCCGGTCGTGCAGGCAGCGCTTGCGCGCGCGCAGCAGGCCGCAAGCAGAAAACTCGCTGCCTCGCGCATCTCGAAGAGCGGCAACGCGGCGCAGGCGATCAGCGACACGACCTCGCAGGCGCTGATGGGCGAGTACTACAAGATGGCCGACACCTACGGGCAGGGCGCGCAGCTCGAAGGGCAGCGCTGGCAGGCTGAGCAGGGGATGAACCTCGACGCGACGAAGGCGCGCATCGCCGCCCTGCAGGCTGGCGGGCAGCTCTCGCTCGGCGCCGGAGATCTGAACGTGCGCGGCGGGAACCTCGCGCTCGAAGAGAAGAAGCTGGAGCTTGCTCGCGTCGCCGGGGGCATCACCTCGCCGTTCCAAGACTCGGTGAACGCTGCGAAGGGCGACATCCTCGCCAACTACAACAGCGGCAACTTCAGTGCCGCGAATCAGTCTCAGCAGCGCTACATGGATCTCACCGGGCAGTGGATCAGCCCGACCGCGCAGACGTACGGCGCGACCACGATGCCCGGGGCAACCTCGACGACTTGGAGGTGGTAGATGGCCGGCTTCCTCACCGACTACTACAGTGGCGCCGAGGGCGCTGGCTCGCTCGACTTTCGCGACCGGCGCGACATGATTGCTCGCGGCGAGGCGCTGCGCTTCGCCCCGGAAGACATCGCGTGGCTCGAAGACCGCTACATCCGCGATCTCGTGGACCGGCAGGGCGCGGTGCTCGACATCCCGATCCAGAACGCGCGCGGCGCCGTCTCCGGCTACAACCGTCTCGACAACCCGAACGTGGGCCCGGGCGGAACGCGCACGATCAGCTCTGGTGAGGCGCTCATGCGCAGCCGCGCTTCTGCGGCCGGCGGGCGCGCGCTCGCCGACCCTGCTGGGATCGGGCCGGCGCTCGAACGCCAGAACTACAACGCGAAGATGAGGGAGGCGTTCGCGACGGCTGACTATCTCTCGCAGTTCATGGAGCCGGAGCGGATTGCCGACGAGGTGTTCAGGCAGACTGGCGTGCGTTTGCCCGGCGGCATCACGACGCCGAACCTCGACAAGCGCTACGACGCGGCGGCAGATCGCAGGCAGAAGGAAGTGTCTGCTGCGAACACTGCCGAGGATGCGGAGAAGAAGCGCCTCGAACGCGAGGCCGCGCCAGTCATCGCGCGCAGCAACGTGGACTCGGTGACGGAGGCTCTTGACGATGTCATCAAGGAGGCGAAGCGCCTGCGAGAGCACAAGGGCGCGTATCTGGGCAGCGGGCTGACCGGCAACATCGCGGCGGCGCTGCCGATCAGCTCCGAGGCGAAAGACTTCCAGATCGGACTCAACGCCTTTAAAGGTCGCATCGCGCTCAATACGATTCAGGCACTGAAGGCGGCGAGCCCGACCGGCGCCACCGGCTTCGGTGCGCTCAGCGAGGGCGAGCTGAAGGTGCTGCAGGATTCCTTCGGCGCGCTCGATCGTGCGCAGAGCTACGACGAGGTGCGTCGCGTCCTTGCCGACATCCAGAAGGTCGCGCAGCGTCAGTCGCAGCAGACGGAGCGCCGCTACCAGACGGAGTTTGGTCGCCGCGCGGCGCCGTCACAGCGCGCGATCGAGCCGGCCGCGCCTGCGCCCGGCGCCGGCATCCCGCCGCCCGATCAGCGCCCGCCCGGCGTCTACGCGACCCCGCGTGGGAACCTGTACTGGACCGGGCAGGGCTGGACGCAGCCGACGAGTGAGCAGGTGCCATCGCAGACGGCAACGCCGTCGATGCCGCCGATCAACCCGGCCGCGGCGGCGATCCAATTCGGCGCCGGTCTGGTGCGGCGGTAATGGCCGGCGAGCTTCTCACCGACGCGCAGGTCTTTGGCGGCGGCGGGCTGCTGTCCGACGCGGATGTCTTCGGCGAGGTCGAGGTCGATCGCGGGGGCGAGGGGGTTGGCTTCTGGGACCGGGCGCTCGCCTCCTTCAAGAACGACCCGGCGAGTTACTACAGGGCCCGCTACGGCTCGGAGAACGTCCGCGCCCAAGGCGGGGAGGTGCTCGTGCGTCCGTCGCCCACGGAGCGCTGGAGGCCCGCAGACTCGACACGGCTGGAGCTGGCCGACATCGCCGATCTCTTCGGGGACGTGCCAGAGATGCTGGGGTCGCTCGTGGGCGGCGTGGGCGGGGCGGCGCTGGGCGCCCCCACCGGGCCCGGGGCGATCGGCACGGGCGTCGCTGGGGCTGCTGGAGGGGCCGCAGTGGGCAACCTCGTGAAGCAGGGCATCGGCGCCATGATCCCCGGGGCCGAGGACAGGACCGTTCTGGAGCGGGCTGGGGAGGCTGGGCGGGCGGGCCTGCTGGGCGGCGCCACGCAGGGCGTGGGGAACGTTCTGGCGCGCCCCATCGCCCAGCTCCTCAGCACCGGGCAGGTGCCCAAGGCCGCTGCAGCGTGGCTGGCGGGGCGTGCTGAGCGCGCCGCAGCTCCCGGCGTCGTCGCCGAGGGCCGGGCGCTGGAGCGTGCGATCCCCGGGCTGGAGCTGGACACCGCGCAGCTCACGGGATCTCAGTCTTTAAAGCGCGTTCAGGAGGCGTCCGAGTTTGGCCCGTTCGCCAGCTCCTTCGGGCGCGAGGGGCTGGAGGGCAACATGAACGCGGTCATGGCTGAGCTGGACCGCACGATGAGCAGCATCACCGGCGGCGTTCAGGTGGACGCGCAGGCACTGGGACACACTTTAAAGACGACACGCGATGACTGGGCAGATCAGCTTTTCCGTGCGCGCTCGCAGCAGGCGGCGCAGGACTTCGCGGCCGTCGATTCTGCCGTCGGTCATACGCCCATCGTGGACCCCTCGCGTGCGCGCGCCATCATCCAGAAGCGCATGGCGGAGAACACCGATGATCACGGTGAGCGCATCTTGGAGGGCTTGCAGAAGGATCTGCTGCACTGGGTGAAGCGCTTCGACGACCCACTCAGCGCGAGCGATATGCAGAAGTACCTGCGCCTCTTCGGCAACGCCGGCTACGGCAAGGGCGCGAAGGTGTTCGACTCGCTGCATATGGGCGAGGCGGTGCGTCTTCAGCGTGACCTGCATCGCGCCCTGCTGGACGATCTCGCCGACACCGCCGCGCAGGCGCAAGGCAGCACCGCCGCGAAGCAGCTCTCCGACGCGCTCATGCGCGCGCGCGGGAACTACAAGATGGCGAGCGAGCAGATCGAGAAGCTGGAGAAGAGCGCGCTCAATCGCATCGTCGGCGAGATCACCGAAGAGAACTACTACCGTGCCGGCGAGCGCTTCCTCGGGCTGAAGAGCGTCAACGCGCAGGATCAGATCATCCGCTCGGTGCGCGGCGTAGATCCCGGCTCCGCCGACGTGCTCGCGCGCGGCGTGCTGGAGAACGCGATCGAGCGCTCGATGGTCGTCCCGCAGGGCTCGGCGACAGGCGAGCGCATCTTCTCGCCGACGCGCTTCCTGAAGATGATGCCGGAGAAGAAGGTGCGCGACGTGCTCTTCGGTGACCCGGCGATCGGGCAGCAGATCGACAACATCATGGCCGCGATGCGGCGCCTGAACCTGAAGGGCTACAAGGGCGAGTCGCCGACGGCGGAGAAGCTGATCAACTACGGCACGATCTCCGGCATCGGCGTCGGGCAGCTCCTCTCGCCGATGACTGGCGCCGCCGCACTGATCGGCATCATCGGTCGCCGTCAGGTCGCCAAGCACCTGATGACGACGCAGGGTCGCAACGCGCTCCAGCAGATCATGCACCCGACCGGGCCAACGACGCCTCCGCACGCGAGGAAGGCGTTGATGTACCTGATGTCCGAAAACGTTGTTGAGTAGCGCGTGCCGCAGAAGCCAGCTCACCCGGACGCGCTCCGTGTAAGCGGCGGCATTGCTGCGGCATTCGACCGCTGGTTCTCGCTCTTCTACAACTGGATCACCGGGCGCATCGACGAGATCGATAGCCTGTTCGCGACTGCCGAGTTCATCACCGCGAGCCCTGTCGATGGCCTTGGTGCGGAGCGCGTCACCACCACCAGCAGCTCGATCACCGTCAACACCGGCACGACCGGCCAGATCCAGTGGGATGTCAACGACGAGTACGTTCAGGATCTCGTCGGCGCGCTCGTGATCGACTCCTCCGAGCTGGATGTCACCTACGATGATTCCGTGCCGTCCATCTCGGCGGCGCTCAAGACGACGGGGGTGGTCGCCGCCTCCTACGGCAGCGCGACGCAGGTCGCCACGTTCACCGTTGACTCGAAGGGGCGCCTGACGGCGGCGGGCAACACGGCGATCTCGATCACCTCCGGCTCGATCAGCGACTTCACCGAGGCCGCGCAGGACGTGATCGGCGGGCTGCTCGCTGACTCGACGACGATCAACTACACCTACGACGACGCGACGAACACGCTCACGACCGGCGTGATCACGCAGATGTCGATCACCTCGGACGCGAGCGGCCTGAAGCTCTCGGGCGACGAGGCGAGCCCGGGCCCGGATCAGGTCTACGGCACCGACGGCGCTGGCGTGAAGGGCTGGAAGGACGATCCGGCGGGGACGGGCGGCGGCGGGTCAACGAAGGACATCAACCAGACCGGGCACGGGTTCTCGGTCGGTCACGTCGTCTACCTGAACGGCTCGACGTACACGCTCGCGGACGCCGACGCCGCGGCCACCGCCGAGGTGGTCGGCATCGTCAGCGACGTTGCCGACGCGGACAACTTCACTCTGCACGCTGGCGGGTGGCTCGACGGACTGTCTGGCCTCACGGCCGGTACGGTGTACTTCCTCTCGGCCACGCCGGGAGCGCTGACCGCGACCGAGCCATCGACCGTCGGGCAGATCAGCAAGCCGCTGCTGGTCGCCGACACTACGACCTCGGGCTACTTCTTCAACTTCCGTGGGATGGCGGTCGGCAACGCCTCGTCGTCCTTCGCGATCTCGCGCGCAAGCGGTGACGGCAGCACGACCGCGTTCGCTCTTCCGGCCGCGCCGGTGAGCGAGAACAACGTCATCGTGACGATCACTGGCGTCGTTCAGCACCACGACACCTACTCGGTGTCCGGCTCGACGCTCACGTTCACGACGGCCCCGCCCACGGGCACCGACAACATCGAGTTCTGCGTCGTCAGCGCGATGTCCATCGGTACGCCAAGCGATGGCACCGTCAACAATGCGAAGCTCGCTGCGGGCGCGCTGTTCACGCAGGCGACCGAGCAGGCGACTACGTCAGGCACGTCCATCACCTTCACCGGCATTCCTTCTGACACCCAAATCATCATCGTGCGAGGGGTGGGCGTCAGTCAAAACGGGACCGCAGCAGGGATCATTCGCATCGGTCCGAGCGGCGGGGTGGAAACTACCAACTACAGCAACGTGTCGGGTTCCGGCACGAACGCCGGGAGTTGGGTCGTCGGATCGAACGCAGCGGGAGTGGCATTCACCGCCTACCAACTGGGCAACGCGGACAACCTCGTGAACTTCACGGTGGTGCTGACGCTGGAGGATGCGGTGAACAACACTTGGGTGACTATGGGGACGCACGGGAACACCGGCACGACCCCAACCGCCGGCCAAGTCGGTGGCAGCAAGTCCATCGCGGGAGCGATCAATCAACTTCAGGTGCTGGCCTCGACCACCAACTCGTTCGACGCGGGCGCGATCTCCATCATGTACCGATAGCTATGGCGAACTCAGCCTTCAGCACGACAATCTCGCTCGGTGACGATAGCGTCGGCACCGATCAGATCGCGGCCGGCGCGCTCTTCACCGCCGGCGCCGAGCAAGCCTTGAGCGGCACGGAGGTCACGTTCACCGGCATTCCGGCCGGCACGCAGATGATTGTTATTACCGTGAACGGTCTTAGCCAGAACGGGACGGCCACGGGCAACTTCCGCATCGGAACATCTGGTGGAGTTGAGAGCACAAACTACACCAGTTGCTCACTCGGAGCGCAGAACGCCGGAACCGCGGTGGTCAACGCCAACGCGGCAGGGACCGGGTTTATCTCTGGAACTTTCGGCAACGCCGATAACGTGGTGAACATCACTATGGTCATTGCCCTGCAAGACCCGGTTAACAACGTATGGCAGGCCATGTCCACGTTTGGCGGAACAGGCACGACCCCCTTCTCCGGCTGCGTCTCAGCCCAAAGGGGACTCTCGGGGGCCTTGGAGCGAGTTTCCATCTCAAGTAACGCCAACTCGTTCGACGCTGGCAGCATCAGCATCATGTACAGATAGGAGAACGCAATGCGTGAGTTTGGGAAAGAGATCACCAAGGAGCAGGTCGCGATCGCGCAGCAGACCGCGCTGCAGCCGTTCAACGAGCCGACCGAGATCGAGGAGATCCCGTACGACACCGTCGAGGCGCTGCTCGCCTCAGGCTGGCTACCAGATCCAGATCCGACGCGGATGCGCTGGCGCACCGAGCACAACGTCTCGACCGGCAAGGTCACGCACTACGAGCTGACGCTGGAGCAGTATGCGGAGCGCCACATCGCGAAGGCGCAGTCGCGCAACGCCTACGTCCTGCAGAAGCGGGCCGAGAAGGCGAAGGCCGATCGCGACGCGCTGCACGCGCGCTTCCTCGATGCGATCGAGGCCGACCCCGCGCTGCTGGATCGCCTGATCAAGGGATAGTGCCGTGGCGCTGACGAAGCCACAGGGCGACATGATGATGAAGCACGCTACGGAGCAATCCTCCGGTAGCGGCACCGCCATCGACTTCACCGGCATCCCGGCCGGGACGACGATGGTCATCATCGGCTTCGTCGCAGTCAGCCATAACGGCGCGGCTGGCGGCATGCTCAGGGTGCAGCTTGGAAGCGGCGGCGCGCTTGATACGACCGCGAACTACCATACCAGCGCCGGGATTGCCACTACGACCCCGAACGTGACCATTGGCGGTGGTGTCACCAACCAATCGTCCATGTCGATCACCCACAATGGCTCGGGGGCCGCTGCCGTACTCTCCGGAAGCATCATCCTGACGCTCCAAGATCAGGTCAACAACGGCTGGAACATGATCGCCATTATGGGCCGCGTGGACTCAACCGTGTCCTCCCCTAATTGGTCCGCAGGCTACAAGGGGCTCTCGGCCGCGCTCGATCGCGTGCGGATCAGCGACAACGCTGGCAACAGCTTCGACGCCGGCTCGATCAACATTGCGTACTTTTGAGGTCGCCATCGTCGTGCTGTTCCTCGCAGCCTGCACGCAGGCGCACCGCGAGGTCGGCGTGGATGTCGAGTTGAAGTGCGACGCAGCCTGCGAGTTGAAGCTCAAGGCGAAGCGCGAGGCGACGGTGGAAAAAGAAGGGCCCTGAACGGGCCCTTTAAAGTCACCACCAAGGGGAGGTGAGGTGGTGCTCAGTCTGTCGGCAAGCGAGTGTTCTCGTTGATCGCGATGCTGGCGTTCGCCATCATCACGGCACGCTGGACATCGCGCAGGGCGAGGGTGCGCTCTTCGCTATCTGGGCAGCAGTTGATGATCTCTTCGGCGAAGACCCGCGCAGCGGCGCGCAGGCGCGCGTAGCGGTCGATCTGGTCCGTGCCGGGCGCGTGGTACTTGAAGACATGGGCGATGGTGCCGCGGTCGAGCTTCATTCCGGCCTCACTGTCAGTTGGGTCACGCCAGAAGCCACCAGCCGGTCGTAGAGCGCCGGCTGGACGTTGATGCAGCCGTTGGTGACTTTGCGTGCGGCGGTGGGCGCTGCGTACAGGCGCTCACGGCCCGGCCATGTACGGTGGATCGCGTAGCGCTCGCGCGCCGTCTCCTTGAAGGTCAGGATGTCGCCGCCGTAGCCCGGCAGGCGCGTGAGCTGGTGGTCGAGCTGGTACTCCCCGGCCGGCGTGAACTTCCCGACGAGCACCGGGTGGCAGGCGCCCTCGAAGCAGAGTAGCGCCGACGCGAGGAGCACCTCGATCACCGTGGCCTCGTGAGCGCCGACCACTTGCCGCCCGGGCAGATGTCGCCACGGCCGGCGTTCTGCGGCGCGTAGACGCCGCCCATCGCCTTGCAGAGTGCTTCCTGATTGCCGGTGACGGTGGCGCCGGTGAAGATGACACCGCCAGCGAAGAGCGCAACGAAGAGCGATAAGACGGCTTCCATAGGCTACTCCTTCACTTTTTTCTCAGGTGCCGGGGTTGGCGCCGGAGGCTTCACTTCGATGCGCGGCTGCACCGTTACCTGCGCAGGCGCGACGTTGACAGCCGGCGGGGTAACTTGAACCACGAGAGGCGTGAAGGTGCAGTACTCATGGCTGATGCTCCCGCTGGTTGTGGTCGAGCACACTCGCGTGCCCGCCTGCTGGCCGTATGCGGCGAACGCAAGCAGACCCATCACGAGTGCGGCGGCGATGTAGAGCTTGGTCATGTCTTCTCCTCGATGACGGTGCAGCTCGGCGGGCGGCAAACAGGAAACTCGATGCCGCCCGCCGTGCCGCCTTCGCTTACTTCGCGCAGCCGAACCGCGCCGCGAGAATCGAGTCCCCCTGCTCCCGCGCGTAGCGGCACTGCTCGCGCTTGGGGTCGTCGCTCATCGCGGCGAGAGTCAGCCGGCGGTCTTCCTCCGACTTGGAGGTCTGTGTGCGCCCCGGCTCGCTGCTGGTGATCACGCGAGGATCGCGGGGCGACACCTCGCTCGTCTTTGCAGGCTGCGTCGCGGGCTTCGCGCACATTGGGTGCTGCGACATCGTGGTCTGCATACACATCGCGATCTTCGCGTTCGCGACATCGCCCATCGCGTGCAGCAGGCGAGCGTTCTCGCGGTGTTCGCAGTTCTCCGCGATCCAGCTCGTTCCGCCGCTCACGCCGGTGCCGACGATGCCAACGCCCAGCGACGACGAGCCCATGCAGGGCGCGGTCGGGAAGATGTTGGGAGCGATGACGTTGGGCACGGTGCGCAGCGTGGTCGTGCCGCTGACCCAGCCGTGCGTCTCGACGCTCGTCGGGATCGCCGATGCCTCGATGTTGATGACGTTGCCTTGCGCGCCGGCATTCGCGCCAGCAGCGGAGCCGGTGATCGCGCTCGCGCCGCTGACTGCGGTCTGTGCGTGCGCGGTGCCGAAGAGCGTAGTCGCGACGACGAGCGTCCCGACCCAGAGCCAGTCGATCTTCATGGTGCTGTCCTTTGGGGTGTTGGTTGCAGGGGCGGGAATTGCACCCGCGACCTTCTGGGTATGAACCAGACGCGCTGCTGCTGCGCCACCCTGCGAGCCTTATTACGGAGTCGGCAGGGCGAAGATCGACAGACCGAAGCCGCCGACACCGACGCCGTTGTAGTTCGCGCCAGCCGCACCGAGCGCGCCCTGCGCACCGACCGCGCCACCGAGGGCGACGCCGGCCGAGGAGCTGGTGCTCGTGGTCGCCGCCGCGCCCGTGGACTGCTGGGCGATCGGCGTGGCGATCGAGGTGTTCTGGCTGGCCGCGCCGCTCGTGTTCGTCGCCGTCGAGGCGTTGAACCCGGCGATGGCTTGGATGCCGCCCGAGCCCGCGGTGCTGGCTGCACCGCCGGTCGTCTGCGAGCACCCACCCGCCAGAACCTGAATGCCCGCGCACGCGCCGAACGACGCCTGCGAGAACGCGAACGCCGCCAGAGCGGCAAGGACGGCCATACACTTGGTAAGCATTACTTTCTCCTTTTGATGAAAAAAAGACGCCCCCGAGCGGGCGCGGATGGAAGTGTACGGCAGACCTACGGGGTTATTGTAAATTCTTCAGAGGTCAGAATTGGAGAAGGTGGGGTCGAATTGGAGAAGCGTTTTCATAGAGGAGTTCCGACTTGGCGACGAAGGCAGCGATCTCCCTATGAAAACAGCTCAAAACTTCTCCAATTCGCAGCTCGGTTTTCATCACTTTTCCCGGGCTACGCTACCGGATTGGAGAAGCCTTTTTAGGCCGCAACGGGGTCACCACGTCCTTCACTTTGCCAGTGTAGAACTTCTTCGTTGTGGACTCGCTGGCGTGCCCAAGGCGTTTAGTGGCGCTTGACTTGTCGGCCCGGGCGGAGGTGCGCCTGAGGTCGTGATACCAGTACCGATAGCGACCCTTCGGGTGCGCCTTGCTGGGCGGGTCGTAAAAGCCCAGCTTCTTGCAGGCTTCCCTGAAAGCGTCGCCGATCGCGTGCTCGCTGTAGCGCTGGCCGTGGACGTTCACGAGCAGGTACTTCATCGTGCGCACCTTGCGCGGTAACGCGAGCGCTTCCTTGTACAGCTCCTGCAGCTCTGGCGTGATCTCGACCGGCAGCTTGTCCTTGCTCTTGCGGCGTTTAACGTAGACGACGCCCTCGTCGAGCTTCCAGTCAGCGATCTCCATGTCGGCCACCTCGGAGATGCGCGTGGCGACGATGAAGCCGATGTCGATCGCGATGCGTGCGGCCGGCGCCAGCGTGGCGCGCAGTTTCTCGCGGTGCTCTTCGTTGATCTCAACGTCGCGGCCGACGATCGTGCCGGTCTTGACGTGCTCGGCGACGTTGCGCTCGACCCAGTCCCAGCCCTCAGCCATCTCCAGCAGCATCTTGATGAAGCCCACGGTGTTGCGAGCCTCGGCCTTCTTCGGGTGAAAGTCGTAGAACTGCTGGAGCTGCGCGCGCTGTAGATCTTCGCACGGCACCTCGCCGAATAGAGCCTTTAAAGTGCGCGAGTATCGCTCGTAGTTGCGGACGGTGTTGTCCGCGAGCTTGGTTGTCTGCGTCGGAAGGTAGCGCAGCCAGTAGGTGTCGATCAGGTTCGCGATGAGGCGCCCGTCGCTCGCGCCTTCGAGGCGCGCGTACTTCTCCAGCGCCTCACGACGATCGCTGCCGAGAGCGATCCATTTGCCGTCGTTGCCGACGTAGTAGAGTGCGCGCCCCTTCTGCCGGACGCGCGGCGGCAGGTCATGGTGTACCGATCTCTTCCGCCCCATATCGATCTTTGAAGTAGCCGGCTATGTCTGGCCCCTGATGGCTCTTCCTGCTGGAGATCTTACCCTCAATTTCCGCGCGCGGGACAACGACCTCCTTGCGGGCATTCAGCCAGTGCCGCAGGCCGCGCTTCTTCAGCCAGCGCGACTGATCGGACGGTCGAAGGTAGCCGGTGAGCTTGACGACATCGTCAGGGGACAGGAAGGCGCTCATGGCACCGGCACCAGATACTTCTTGTCGATGATGAAGGCGTCGTCGGGCGCGTCTCCGCGCTGGGCGTTGACGATCTGCCCAGAGTACACGCCGTGCTGGTGGCCCAGTCCGTCAACGTGATACCACTTGCCCTCGATGCTCGTGATGAACAGCAGCTTGGAGTCTGTCGCGCTGACCATTTGCATCAGCGCTGTCATCTTGCTGCGGTCGATGCGCAGATCCCCGAAGCTCTTCGTTCGCTCCTTTGCGTAGACGAGCCGCCGGATGGCGTTGTCATCATCTACGGCGACGCCGCTCATCTTGGATGGCACTTCGGGGAACATGAGGAACCAGTAGCCCAGCTTCGAGACGATGGCGCCGATGCGCTCGCTGCGCGCGGCGCGCTTCTCTGGGGTGTCGTAGATTTCGCTCATGGCTTGCTCGCGGGGATGATCCAGACACGGATTGCGCCTTCTGGCATTTGTTCGGCGGCAGAATAGAAAATGAACCCGCGCCGCGGCACTTGCAACGCCTCCTGCGCCTGCCGCAGATTCTCGATGTGCGCGGAGATCAGGGCGGCGTCGGCTTCGCATTGCGACATTACATCACCGTGCCCCTTCACCTTGGCAAGCATCCCCACTGCCAGCGCGTTTTGCGTGGCCCGCTCCAGCGCGGCAATAGTTGCGTCACGGTCGGTCATGGCAAGATCCTCCCGGTGATCCGGTAGAGCGCCTCGCGCACCATCGTCGGCATCGCGACGAAGCCGCAGCGCGCGAGTGAGTCGCTCCAGTCGCGCAGCGCGTCGATATGGCACTGGCTCAGCTCGTTGCCTTCCGACCTGAACACCGTGTAGCCGCGCTCTTCGAGACGCTGGATCACCTCGTCGTCGGTGACATCGATGCTCACCGGCACGTCCTGCGTGAAGACCATCACGCGAGCAGCCTCGCGATAGCTTCGCCGAGGATCAGCAGCGCGCACCAGAGCGCCGCGCGCCCGATGAAGAGATCGAGCTTCGAGGCAGTGTCCATTGTGATCTCGCTAAAGCTGCGCCGGTCCACGTCGAGCGGCGGGCCCGGCGGCAGGCTGCGCACGGAGCTGATCTGGTAACCGTACTCGTCCCTCATGGCAGCAGCCTCCATCCGTACGTCAGGGCCTCCCATCCAACGCGGGCAATGAAGCCCAAAATCACGCAGCAACCGATCCAGATTCCTCCGTACACTGCTGCGCGAAACGTTGCTCCCACGAGGGGATGCCAGTCACGTCGTCGCACTCCCCAGACTCCATCGCCTCCTTGTAGCCCGCCGTGTCCTTCTCCACCCACAGTGTCTCGCTCGCCTCGTGCCATAGCAGTCTTCCCTCTCTTTGCGCCGGTTGTTGTTTCGGCATCGGTTCCGGCGTTCCGATGTCGATTGGCGCCAGAGATTCTTCGGCGCCGTCACCGGGCGACTTCCCGGGCTCGTAGCGCTCGACCGTCGCCCCAAACTCAGCCTTTAAAGCGTGCAGCATCCCGTCCGCGGCGCCGCTCGCGCCGGCAATGCGCAGCTCGGCGGAGCTGTAGACCGGGATCGGCTCGTTGTCGTCGCTGTGCTCGAAGCTCGTGCCGTTGACGAAGTGCTGGTCGTTCGTCCGGTGCCTGTAGACGACGTACTCGCTGCCGGCGTCAGCGACCTCGCCGAAGCTCACGAGCTGCGGGATGTAGAGGTGCTTGTCGCAGCCCACGCGCTGCGCCTCGACGCTCGGGATCGTGTCGTTCCACTGCTCGCAGTGCCACGTCCCGTCGCCCTTCGGCGTCGCGTGCGAGCAGCTCCTGCAGCTCACGACCGGCAGCGTCTCGCCGTGGCAGACATCGGCGAACGGACAGAACTTGCACTCGAACCATGCCGGGTCTTCGCTCACGCGATCGGGCGGGATCTCAGCGCCGATGACGAAGTCGGCGACCTTGCAGAGGCGCGTGTACTCGGCCTTGTCGAAGGAGACGCGCTCGGTGTAGATCTCGTCGGTGTCCTTGCAGACGGCGACGTAGAGCGCGCGCGTCAGCTCCAGCTTGCCCATGTAGGTCTGCATCTGACCGTAGTGGACAGGCTTGGACTTTTTCACGCCGTCCTTCTTCAGCGCACCGAAGCTCTTCAGGTTGTGCGTCTTCGCCTCGAAGACGTGCGGCGTCTTCTCCGCGCCGGGCACGCCCTCGACCACGCCGTCGCAGCTCCCGCCGAAGTGCCCCTCGCGGAAGCCGATCTGCTTGCCGTCTTCGTTGTCGTAGACGGTCATGCCGGCCTTGCGCAGCTCCTCGATCAGGCGCAGCTCTTCGCGCTTGCCGCTGTCGAAGAGGCGCAGCACGCGCCCGTCGAAAGACGGGGCCACGGCCCAGCGGAAGGAGTACCAGAGCTGGCGCTTGCACGGCCCGCCGATGATGCTGGCGCCGAGGTACTCGCGTTGCTCGTCGTCATTCTTGTACGTCGCGTAGATCGCGTCGGCGACGCGGTCGGTGACAGGCAGCTCCATCAGGTTCTCCGTTGGTGGTAGGTGCTGGGCATTCCACCCAGCCGCCGGGTTTGCCCGCTGCGGTCCGCGGTCGAGCATGACGTTGCCGTCGAGGTAGCCACCGGACGACGCGCTCGTGGTCTTGACCAGATCGGGATTCGGGCCACGAGCGCCTACTGCTCTAACGCTTCCAAGGCGCCTTGGTAGCCGCCGCCTGCGCGGGCGCTGGCGGCGCCTGCACCGGCGGGCGAGCGGGGGCCGGGCGAGCGGGCGCAGACGCCTTCTGGTCGGCTGGGCCGTAGCCAGTCACGTCGTTCTTCGGGTTGTACCCCTCCTGCTGGGTGAGCTTGACGGTGACCACCAGCGGCTTGTTCATCAGCGCGGCCGGGTTCTTCTCATGCGGCGCGGCGCCGACTGCCACCTTGATGGCTGACAGCGTGCGGTGCGCGATCTCGCTCGCCGGCGCGCTCGGGTTCCACAGGTTCAGGCGATCGAACACCTTGCGGTTCTTGTGCTCGCCGTCGAGGATGGTCAGCTCGATCGGCATATACGAGCCGGTGCCGCTCTTGGTCGTGACCGGCTCAGCGATGTCGGTGATCATCGCGAGGTACTTGCCGGCGGGGATCGGCTCGAACGGTACGCGCGGCTCGATGTCGGTGGTGTCGGGAAGCTCGAAGTTCATCGGTGTAGATTCCTAAGGTTGATTTGAGAACGCGGACGACAGTGCGTCGCTGAACGCATCCCACGAGAGCGGAAGCTCGGGCGGTAACGAGTAGCGATTCTTGCCCAGAGCGGACGGACGCTCTGCGGTGTAGATCAGGCGCTCGCCCGTCGTGACGCCGCGAGTTGCCTTCTTGTTGAAGCCGACATCGGTCTTCTGCACGATGGTGCGGTAGTTCGCGAAGAGCACCGCGTCGGCCCACTCCTGCACCAGCTCCGCCGCGCGCTTGTGCAGCTTGATCTGGTAGCGGTCGTACGGCTCCGTCTCCGGCGAGTCGAAGCGCTTGATCTCAGTGTGCGCGAGCAGGATCACCATCATGCCCTTCTCATCGCGCAGGACGTTCAGCCCCTGCAGGAACTCGCGCCAGACGTTCGCTGCTTCGAGGTAGCCCTTGCCGTAGCCGGGCGCCTCGATGTTGGTGACGTTCAGGCGCCGGCACGTCTCGGCCCAGATGAGCGGCTCCAGCCAGTCGATCGTGTCCACGACGTAGGTGCGGAACTTGTGCTGCTGTGTGAGCAGCGAGTCGATCTGCTCGACGACGTGCGTCCAGTGCGTCGCCAGAGGGAACGAGGTGGTGCTGATGGCGCCGAGGCCATCCTCGGTACAGGTGAAGATCGGATCAGGCGCGCTCGCACCGAAGGTGGACTTGCCCAGCCCGTGCGGGCCGTAGAGCACGATCCTCGGAGGCTTCAGCGAGTTGGACTTCTTCAGCTTCTTCAGGTCGATTGCCACGGCTCACGGTTCCTCGGTTAGTGTGATGCTCACGTTCGTCTTCGCAGGCTTCACGCTGATGCCCTTCGCGATCTTCGCGTACAGCTCTGGGCGGTTCTCGCGCAGCCACTTCAGTCCCGTGGGGTCCAGCGATCGCTTGATCGGCCGTAGCTCAGCGGGTAGTGGAGCGCATAGTGAGTCAAGGTCCGCCTGCTTGTCAAGCGTGTATGTCTGGCTGCGCTTGACTGTCACTTTAAAGCTTCCGATCCGGTAGGTCTTGCTTGCCTCCGGGTCCGGCAGCTCGTCCATCTTCTTCAGCAGCTCCTCCTCGATCGCGTAGCGCAGTGCTGTTGCTGCCTGCTCCTCGGCCTTGGTGTTGACCCACAGCTCGGACAGCTCGATCTGCGTCATCTCGTCGAAGCGTCTCATCTGGTTCACTTCACTTCCTCCTCGGTTGTCTCCCAGCTCGACACGCTGTACTCGGCATCGGCATCGGTCGAGATGTCGTTGGGGTTCGCATCCTCGATCGCCTCCAGTAGCTTCGCGGCGATCTCCTCGCGCGCAGCGAACTTGCCCTGCGTGCGCTCCACCTCTACGTCAACGGTGAACCGGAACCGCATCACTCGCTCCCGTTCACCGAGGCGAGGATCTCGTCGCGATCGTTGGTGTCGAGGTTCTCGTTGATCGCCCCGACCACGTCTTCGATGTTCATCTGCGGGAGGAGCTGCGCAAGCATGGCCTGCATATCCTCTCTGGTCATTCGTCCGATGATGGCGTTGTAGTCTCGTGGCATCATAGTCTCCCTCTCACGCGCCACCGGGTGCAGATGCCGCGAGCTGGCGCTGTGCGCTTCGCGTATCCGTCGTTCGCCAGCAGGCCCGCGTTCTTCAGCTCCACCATCAGCGGGCCCACGGTCGTGCGCTCGTCGTCGCCGAGGTCGATGCCTTCCTGATAGCACCAGCCGCGCACGTCACTCGATCTCACCTCCTCGCCGGCCGGCAGGCGCTTGATGCGCCGCCGGGCGATGGCGAGGGCCTTCGCCCTCGCGTCGTTCGTCATGCTGCCTCCGTCTCTGTGACTTTGATGCGCCCCATCAGTTCCGCACCGAGCTGGCGGTGGTACTTGCAGACGATGCGGTAGCCCAGCGCGGCCTGCCGGGGCGACAGCTCGATCGCCTTCGCGAGCGAGTGCCCGATCTGGTTGTCAAGCTTGTTGAAGCCGACGCCGTTCAACTCGGTCGCGCGATCGAAGTCGAGGCCGGCGAGGATCTTCAGGCCCTCGTGGATCGCGGCGATGCGCGCGGCGGGGAAGTCGCGCGAGATCTTCGTATCGACCGGCTTCTTCTCTTCGCGCTTCACGACCGGCGGCAGCACCTTCGGGACAGCTTGCGTCTGCTCCTTGACCGGGATCTCGCGGTCGAGCGCGCGGTCGATCACCTCCTGCTTCTCGATCAGCGTCTTCGCCATGCGCGCGTCGAGCGAGTTGTCGAGCACGAGGTGCTGCACGAGCACGTTGTCGATCTGCCCGATGCGGTGCGCGCGGTCTTCGGCCTGCGACATCTTCGCCGGCACCCAGTCCAGCTCGGCGAACACGACGTGGCTCGACGCGGTCAGCGTCAGACCTTCCGAGGCCGCGTAGATCGAGCCGACGAAGAGGCGCACGCTGTCGTCCTTCTGGAAGCGATCGACGCTCGCCTGACGCTCGGCCATCTTCATCGAGCCGTCCACCTTCACCGCGCGCTCACCGAAGTGCGCCATGATCTTTTGCACGACGACCTGATGGTGCGCGAAGCAGATCACCTTGCCGGACTCGATCGCGTCTTCGAGTGCCTCGACCACCTGCGGGAGCTTCGCGAGCGCGACCTGCACGCGGCAGTCGCTCATCTCGGCGAACGCGACGTTGAGCTGGTCGTTGAGCTTGGCGACCTTGTCGGCGAAGCCTTGCGCCTTCGCATCCTCGATCGCGCGCTCCAGCGCCTCGTACTTCGCGAAGGCCTTCAGCTCGCCCTCGACGAGCTTGGCGGTGCCGGCGCTGTCGATCGCGAACGGCACGATCTGGCGCGTCTTCGGCGGCAGCTCGGTGAGCACCTCGCTCTTGAGCCGGCGAACCATGATCGAGGAGCGCAGCTTCGCCTGCAGCTCTTCGAGGTTCGAGGCGCCCTTGAACTGCGTGACGTAGCCGCGACCGGGGACGTGGATCTTCTCCGGCGCGCAGTAGCGCATCTTGAACTTGTACTCGTGCGCACCGAGGCCGGTCGGGTCGAGCGCGGCGACGAGCGGCCACATTTCAAACGGCCGGTTGGGCATCGGGGTGCCGGTGAGGAAGACCCTCTTCACCGCGCTGATGCCGCCTTTAAAGTTAGCGCCGAACAGCGCCTTGGTGCGCTTCGCGCCGGGGTTCTTCGCGTAGTGCGCCTCGTCGGCGATCAGCAGCCCCCACTTCACGGCGCTGAGCTGCTCCTGACGCGCGGTGATCAGATCGTAGTTGATGATCACCACGTCGGCCTTCGGCAGATCGCCCGACTTGCCGGAGACGACGGCGACCGACATCTTGGTCGTGCTCCAGCGCGCCCACTCGCGCTGCCAGTTGAGCTTCAGCGACGCCGGGCAGACGATCAGGACCGGCTTCGCGGCCGTGCCCATCAGGTTCGCGATGCCGATCGCCTGCACCGTCTTGCCGAGGCCCATCTCGTCGGCGATCAGCACGCCGGGCTTGCTCGCGCCGTAAGCGATGCCAGCCTTCTGGAACGGACGGTAGGCAAGGCCATCGGGCACGGGCAGGTCGATGCCGACGGCATCAACCGCCCGCGAGGCCTTCATGTTCTCGGCGGCGACGCGGGCGCGCTCGGCCAGCTCGGCGCGCAGCTCGTCCGACACCTCGACGCCGACGATCGCGGCGATCTTGCTCGCGTTGTCGAAGTTCTCGGTGTACCAGACGCGCTCGGTGGCGTTCCAGCGGAAGCCGGCGCCCTTGACGATGTCCTTGTGCTCGAACGCGCACTTCGCGATGAAGCGGCCTTCGGTGTAGGTCAGTTGCACTTGTCAGGCTCCAGTTGGTTGATGTCAGGTAGTGCCTGCATGGTAAGGGAAGGTCGGGGGCCTGTCAAGCACCCCCATCCTTTAAAGACGCTGACGATTACTCGTCACCCCCACCGGACTCGGCCACCGCCTCGTCGCTCCCGCAGATCGGGCAGAACAGGGTGCCGCCCTCGGCGCGGTCGATCCACTGCTGGGTGATGCGCCACGTCGCGGTGCAGACCGGGCAACCGCACTTCACGAGGTAGGTCTTCTGGACCTTCCGCATCGACAGGTTGAGCGCCCGGTGCGGGTAGGTGCCCAGCTCCGCGGCGATGGCCTTCAGGACGCCCTGCAGGCCCTCCGAGGCGCTCGTCGAGGTGGCCTTGCCTTCGAGGCCCACGTCCTTCGCCATGCGCTTGAAGGCCTTCTTGTGGCCGTTGGCGCAGTCGTCGATCGCGTGGATGCACTCGTGGACGAGCACCGCCAGCGCACCGAACGCGCCGGCCACGTCTTCGATCTTCGGCGAGATGAACATCTCGTTGATGTTCGCGGAGCTGGCCTTGCGCGCCCAGCACTCGCCGATGCGCTTGCGGGCGCTGCCGCCGCCGGGCCACGAGCAGGCGACCTTCGCGTCGGTCGGGATCGTCAGGCCGTGCTTGCCGAACACGTCGCGCTGCAGGAGCGGCAGAGCCGCCTGCAGCCACTGCTCGCGCGTCTCGAACTTCACCGCCGTGGCCGGCTTCTTCAGTGCTGCTGAGTTCTTCATGGGTCAGTCTCCGGCTGGGGTTGGGGCTACTCGCCCGCGACGAGGATGGTGCCGTCCAAGCCCCGGACGCTGCACGCCTTGCGCGCGCCCTTCTTGAACATGAAGGAGCGAGCGACGCGGTTGGTCTCGGTGCGCACGACCAGCACGCCCATGCTGGTGCCACGCAGGTCGCGGGCCAGCGCGTTGGCGACGACGATGGCGGTCGCGTAGTCGTCGGTGTAGATCTCGTTGCGGATGTCGGTGCCAGTGCGTTCGATGCGGTATTTCATGGTGTCAGTCTCCGTTAGGTGTTGCGTTGAGGTAGGCGTATGGTAAGGGGAGCTTTAGATGCCGCGACGCGCGAACCACGCGACGACGTTGGCGGGGATCTCTAGGGCTTTGGCGTCCCAGAGCATCACCTCGATACCTCCGATCAGCAGCTCGATGTCCGCGCCCTGCTCGGCCATGCGCACCGGCTCTTGCCGGCGGGTGTCGCTCACGTTGCGGATCGAGCCGTAGACCACGCCCATTACTTCCTCGACGAGGCTGTGGCGGGCGCGGGTCACGCGCAGCTCGTGGCGGATGGCGCGCACGGCGGCTTCGGCGGTTGCTTCGTTGCGGAGGGTGGCTTTGAGGTTGGCGTTCATCTGTCAGCTCCGTCTTTAAAGGTTGCGTTAAGGTGATGCGATGTTAAGCGCTGCCATCCTGTCTGTCAAGCACTGCTTGCAGGTCAATTGTTACAGGTTGTCACAGAGGGGTGGGCGGGGGGCTTGCCGGATTCCCCGGCCCCCGGCGGGGTGCTTTGGAGGGCCACCTGTTGCGGTTGGCCTGCGGCGCTGCCCGATCCGGCCGGGCGCACTGACGCCGCCTGACAGGCAAGCGGCTTACGCCGCCGGCCGACAAGCCTTTATGCTGATGTCATACATGATCCTGTCGCGTTCCTCGATGCTCGCGCCGAACGCCTTGCGCATCTTCGTCTCCGCGGCCTTGATGGCGTTGCGCGCGTGCTTGCGCCCCAGCTCGTCACCGATCGCGCAGCGTGCGAAGCGCTGGCACGCCGCCTCGTACTCGATCATCGCGCTGCGATGATGGGGCGCGAGCTTGAACATCAGCGCAACTCGCGCGTGATCTTGTCGTACTGCTGGTCGATGCTGGTCACGAGCTTCGAGATCTCCTCGCCCTGCTCCTCGGTGATGCCCATGCCGTTGAGCGCCTGCGTCATCGTGGACTCGATCAGGGCCATCGCGGCGGCGTGCGACACCTTGTCCTTGATGTAGACCCTCATCAGCCCGGCGAGCTGCATCAGGTTCACCGAGATGACGATCCCGCGCTTGAAGTTCTCGCCGTGGACGGCCCCGGCGTTGTCGAGGATGTCGCCGATGACGCCGACGTACTCGTGGATCAGTTTTGCGTTGGGCATTTCGCCACCTTCTCCCAGAGCAGCATATCAAAGCGCGCGTCGTCGTCGTTGATCGAGTCCTGCCGGTTGAGCTGGAAGCTCACGATTGCGAGCCAGACGAAGGCGATGATCAGGAGGATGCGCTCGATCACGACACGACCTCCATCTTGCCGTCCGCGATGCGGCGGTTGACTGGTTCGCTCGACTCGACGACGCGCGTGTCGGTGACCAGCATCCAGCGGTTGAAGAGATCCTTGGCGTAGATCTCTGCCTCCTCGCGCGTGGCGAAGGCGATGTCGTTGCCCACCCACTTGCCGCTCGCGTCGGCGATCACTTCGGGCTTGAAGCTCATGTCGGCACCTTCACGCTCTCGATGTCGGCGACGACCCAGCCGAAGCTCGCCCAGCGCGCGATCGTCGGTTGCCAGAGCCTGCGCTCGCTGTAGCGCGTGAGCTTGATCACCGGGCGCTCGTACACGAGCGTGTCGTTGCGGTGCGCGTAGAACGAGTTGTAGATCATCGCGGCGTCGCTGCTGTCCCACGGCGCGACGTGATCGTAGCGCAGCATATCCATCGGGAACTCGCCGTTGCCGCTGACGGTGAAGGTGATTGCGAAGGTGCTCATGGTCAGTACCTCTGCCCGGTGCCGCCTTCGCGCTCGGCGTGCTTCTTCGCGCCGAGGCAGATGGTGGTGCCGATCATGCTGGCAACCGAGTTGCCGCCGATCGCGAAGTCGTTGCGGTACATCACGTTCCCGGTGCCGGTGTTGATGGTCACGACGGTGCCGTAGCCGTCAACGCAGTCCTGCAGCGGGACGTACTTGCGCTCGACCGATACGCTGCCGTCGGCGTGGCGCGTCTGGAAGAGCGCGACGTAGACCGGCGTGCCTTCGGTGGTGCGGTCAAACTGGCCGCTCTGGCGCTTGAAGCTCCAGACGTTGCCGCGGCTCTGGGCAACGTCGATCCAGTCGTTGGCTTGCGTTGCGGTGCTGAGCGCTACGAGGAGCGCGATGGTTGTGCGTTTCATGTCAGTCTCCAAGTTTGGTGTCGTCACGGTCTTCGAGCTGGTCGGCGAGGTCGCGCAGCGCCTCGTGCTTCGTCTTGCCCCAGCCCGTGGGCTGCGGGCCGGCGTCGGGCGCGCCGTCGTACTCGTCGGGCAGGTAGGCGCAGTACGCGCCCGGCAGCGACTCCCAGTAGATCTCGATCTTCATCACTGCAGCTCCAGCCCGTCGGCTTGGATGCCGTCAACGATGTCGCTGATGTAGCGGCGCTCGATCGCGTAGGCGGTGCCGAACATCGGCGCGTCGCTGGGGAGGTGCGTCTTCGCCCAGTCGTGCCCTGCGCCGCTCAGCGGCTGCAGGAGCACGATCGAGCCGGCGTCGGTGACACGGAAGTCGAGGCTCACGACACCACCTCCAGCAGGTTGTGGAGCGCGATCGGCACGGTGCGCCCGGTCGCGTCCAGCTTTACCCAGACGCGCTTGCGCCCGATCTTGGTGACGGTGCCGAACTTCGCACCGCGCATCCACCAGTTGGTGGCGGGGTGCAGTTGCACCCGGTCACCGAGCTTCACGAGGATTGCGAACATGGTCAGTCTCCGGTTACGGGATGAGAGGCTTGCCTGATCCGAAGACGTGCGCAAGGGAATCGTGCGCATCGCCGACGGTGAAGGCAACGCGCCAGATCTTGTGAGCGGTCGCAATTACCATCTGGTCGGCAATGTCCTGCCGCGCGTTGAAGCGCGTGCAGCCGATCAGCGCCTGCCCGGCCGGCGTACCGTGCGCCAGAGCGTGCTGCCGTTGGGGTGTCATGATGCGGTTCACTGTCAGTCTCCGGTTGAGGTTGGTGGCCGGTATTCACGCCCCGGCCGGCTGGGGCTGCTTAGGGATCGCCCTCCGTCATCCCGCATGATCGTATGGTAAGCGCGGCTATCGCGCTTGTCAAGCACCGCCATCAGGCCGGAGCGAAGCCTCTGGCCGCGAGCCACTCGTTGAGGTTCCCCGCCGGCCCCTTGCCACGGCGGAAGCCGCCGCCATTCCAGCGCGTGTTCTCCCACGAGTGGCGGATCACCAGCCGCCGCCACTCGCTCTTGTGGAGCACCACGCCGTCGGAGCGCAGCACCACCGTATGGCGGCGCTCCATGTCGCAGTCCTTCACCACCTTCGTCCAGCGTGCCACCTCGGTGGCGCCGCGTGCTGAGATCTTTGCCATTACGCAATCTCCTTCTTGAACTTCGCCTCGCTCGTGAACTTGCCATCGACGTAGATGCGGGCCGGGAACTGGTTGAACAGCGTGCCCCTCGATGAGACGTTCATGATCATCGACTGCTCGATCGAGACTTTGCGGCCGGCCTTCTCGCCCTTGATCACATAGCCGGTGCCGCTGACGTAGGCGATCTCGACGTTGGCGAGGCCCTCGGTCTTCGCCATGATCTTCGCGTACCACGCAAGCACCAGATTGCGCCCGTACTCGTCGGCGACCTTCGCGAGCTTCGCTTCGTCGATGCTGTACTCGTAGGAGTCGAAGCCGACCATCGGGTCGTACTTGCTGGCGGTGACAACGCGCGCGATCCAGCCGGAGTAGGTCCGCGCCCAGCGGTTGCTGTTGTGGATGCGCTTAAGCGTCGGGCCGTGGTCCCGGACCATCTGCTCGAAGATCGAGCGCGTGCGCCGCGCGTAGTCAGCAGCGAACTCGGGGGCCCGGGCTTCGAGGGCGGCTTTCAGTTCAGTGGTCATCTGTCAGTCTCCGGTGTCAGGTAGTGCCATCATTCTGAGGCACGCTTTAAAGCTTGTCAAGCACTACCTGCACCGTCGTCTGTAACAGTCTGTCACGATCCACAGGACTCCCGTAGCTCGGCCAGCAGCGCCCTCGTCACCTCCATCAGGGGTGTCGTTACGAGGGCGCGCGCCGGGTCGCCCTCGGCGGAGCGCACCGCCATGCGAATCACGCCCTCGATCTGGTCGATCAGGTTATCGACGTAGTCCTGATGCGTGATCAGGATGCGCGCGTGGTTGGGGGAGAGCTTCGACACCTCCTTGATGAGGAGCCTGCGTGCGGTGCGCGCGATGTAGCCGCGGTCGGTCGCCGACAGTGCCGGCGTGACGACTTCCTTCTCGGTGCCTTGCATGGTTGTTGTTACCTCGCTTCATCTCTGGTTGGAAACTCGTTGCTTATTTTTTCGTCGGGTGCAGCTTGGTCTTCATGTCGTCTTCGATCTGTCGCTCTCACTCGTCGTAGCTCTCGCTGTCCGTCGGCGGCGAGATCGCCTGCCGCTGCAGCCAGCTCGGTAGCAGACGAGCGTAGGCGGCGAGATCCGCGACCTTGTGCTCGGCGATCGTGCGCAGCGCCGGTGGCAGCGACTTGATGTCGTTCGCCACCCGATCACTGAGCGGGTTGCTCGTTGCCACGCGCGCCGCCTCGCCTGAGTCCGAGACGAAGAAGAACGACACCGGCTTCTTCGTCGCGTGCGCGATCTGGTTCAGGTTCTCTGCCGTCGGTTGAGTGAGTCCGCTTTCCCATTGCGAGACGCTCGCTCGCTTCAGTCCGATCCTGCGCGCAAGCTCTGCCTGCGTCATACCTGCATCCATCCTTGCCTCACGGATGCGATTCTTCATAAGGGCCGCCCCCTTGTGATGGTAGTGGTAGCAGTTGATGACACTACCATCATGAAGGCAAGACCAGCAACACCTTCGACGAAGTGTTCTTTAAAGTTCACCAAACGCTGGTGTTGCTTACCGCGGCGATGGTTGTGCTAACCTCGCGCCTCCACAACACAAGGAGGCCCAGATGGCCGCTCGCAAGAAGCACGTCTTCCGCAACCGCAACCGTGGCATGGAGAAGATCGCGACGGCCGCGCTAAGGGAGGCCATCGACAAGGCCGGCTCGCAGGTGAAGCTCGCCAGCCTGCTCAAGATCGAGCGCGCCTCGGTCCAGCAGTGGACGCGCCACGGCGGGTGCCCGATCGATCGCATCGTCGAGGTGGAGCGCGCCACCGGCGTCAAGCGCCAGCGCCTCGCCCCGGAGCTGTTTGTGCCTGCATGAAGATGAGAGAGCCTCGCGAGGTCGAGGCGCTCATCGAGAGGGTGCGCCTCACGGCGCCGCCGCAGATGCTGGAGGCAGTGCGGTGGCTCGTCTGGAAGCTCATGGCAGGAGGGAAGAAGGCACGCAAGGTTCCGTACTACGCTGACACCGGCACGCCGCGCGTTGGCGTGCTCGACAGCGAGGCCGACCAGAAGCACTTCGCCACGTTCGAGCAGGCCTGCGCACGCCTGCTGGACGGCGACTACGACGGCCTCGGCTTCGCGCTGGGCCCCGATGGCACCGGCAACCACTGGCAGGGCGTTGACTTCGACGGCTCGACAGAGCGCGCTATGGCGCTCTTGGAGCTGTACCCGACGTTCAACGACATCTCGCCCAGCGGCAAGGGCGCGCACCTGTACGGCTACGGGAAGGCCTTCAACACGCTCGGCGAGAACGGCACCGGCATCGAGTGCTACTCGCACGGCAGGTTCTTTACGGTCACTGGCAGCGTGCTCGCCGGCACGGGCGACGCGCTGATCGACATCTCCTCGCTCTACCCGACGCTCGCCGAGGCGCACTCGCCGCACGTCGAGCGCGACGACAACGTCATCAGGGACAAGCATACAGGCGCCTTCACGGTCAACGAGCGCACGCTCGCGGAGCTGCGTCTCGCGCTGGAGTTCATCTCGCCGGATGACTACCACCAGTGGGTGCGGATCGGTCACGCGCTGCGCACGGTCGGCGCCTACGATTTGTGGGTCGAGTGGTCGAAGAAGTCGCGCAAGTGGCGCGAGCACGACGCGAAGAAGTGGACGACGTTCAAGCCCGATCGCGTCAGCTACAAGACGGTGTTCTGGGTCGCTCAGGAGGCGGGCTGGAAGAACGTCACGCTGGTCGAGGAGGCGCCCACCATCAGATCGAGGCTCGACTTCAGAGCGCTCGCGAAGACCGAGCCAACGACGCCACGCTTCATCGTCGAGCGCTGGCTGCCGGCGAACGCGGTGACGCTTCTCGCGTCGCACGGCAGTGCCGGCAAGAGCCAGATCGCGCTCGTGCTCGCGGTATGCGTGGCGACCGGCGCACCGTTCATGGGCATCGGCAGCGAGGTGCGGCGCGTGTTTGTCTATTCGTGCGAGGACGCGACTCCCGTGCTGCACTGGAGGATCAGCAAGATCTGCGCGGCGCTCGGCATCGACATGGAATCGCTCGATGGCAAGCTCATCGTCGAGGACTCCACCGAGGCGATGAACGTGATGTACGACGAGAACGTGGACTACACGCGGCGTCTCACGCAGGCCTACACGCACGTCAACGAGGTGGTGCGCGACGAGGAGATCGATCTCGTCATCATCGACAACGCGAGCGACGTGTATGGCGCGAACGAGATCCACCGCGCGAGCGTGCGCGACTTCATCACGTCTTTAAAGAGACTGACTGCGCATCGCCCCGACAGCGCCGTGCTGCTGCTCGGGCACGCATCGCGAGCTGCGGCGCACGCGCAGAAGAAGGGCGCGCTCTACTCGGGCTCGACCGCGTGGCACAACAGCGTGCGCTCGCGCTGGGAGCTGTCGGTCGAGAACATCGAGGACGACGAACCGGCCGGCGACCGCAGGCGCATCCTGCGCTGCGCGAAGTCGAACTACGGCCCGGAGGGCCACAGCTACGGCTGGTACTGGAACCCGGAGCATCAGGTGCTGCTGCCCGAAGAGCCGAAGAGCCCGACGGAGAACCGCATCCTGCGCGACCGCGAAGACAAGCTGCTGCTGCGTGCGCTGATGGCGGTGATTGACGGAGGCGGGCGCGTGACCGTGAACACCACCGGCAACAACAACGTCAGGAAGGCACTGGAGGCCGCTGAGCCGGATCTGGCGAAGCGCAAGACCGCCGACGTGGATCTCGCGCTGCGGCGCCTGATGCTCGTCAAGCCGCGTCTGGTGGAGACGATCGAGCTGAAGGGCCGCAACGGCACCCTGTACGAGTACTGGGCGGTGACCGATGCGGGTCGGTTACACGCAAGCTCGTAAGCCTTGCGTGAGGCTTGGCTTTGCGTGCGTGGACGACCACGCACGCAAGCCCAAGGGGTATGGGGATGCGTGCGTGAATTCCACAACAGGAGTATGGGTATGACGAAGGCGGTGTACGTTCCGGCTGAGCCGGGGACGATGGCGGTCACGCTTCAGGGCGACTGGTGGCGGGTGCTGGCATGGGAGGTCAGCGGCGCCCATGCTGAGCCGGTCACCCTCTGCGAGCTGGGTGACGATGATGATGATGATGTCTGGGGCTACGTCGTACATCCGTCTGGTCAAGTCGAGACGATCGGCGGTGGTGAAACTTGGGAGACGACTGACCTGTGGTACCGGAGGCTTCATGGGCGCTAAGAGCCGCAACAAGGGCGCCGGGTTCGAGCGCGAGGTGGTGGCGACCCTGCGGGAGATGGGGTACGCGGCCAAGCGCGCGTGGCACCTCGCCGAGGTGAGCGGGCATGACATCGTCATCGAGGGCTTCGCGGTGGAGTGCAAGCGCTACGCCCGGATCGGGATCTACGACTGGTGGGCGCAGGCGGTGATCCAGAGCGTGCGCCACGGCGAGGATCGCCTGCGCCCCCTGCTGGTGATGCGCGCCGACCGCAAGCCCGACACGCTCGTCGCGATGCGCCTGCAGGACTGGTGCGTGATGGCGGAGAAGGCGGGCTACTTGACGAGGGCCGAGGTAAGCGAGACTATCGCGCGGCACGCGATTCAAGATCAACTGACGAATCAGGCCGATGGCTAACGGGCACGGCGGTAAGCGAGAGGGCGCGGGGCGCCTGCCGGGCAGAGCGACCGTGTTCACGGCGCAGCAGGAGGAGACGTGGCGCGCGCGCATCCGCGCAGGCGGCATCATCAGCCGCATGAACAAGATCGCGCTCGGCAAGCTCGACAGCGTCGATCCGAAGGATCTCGCGGTGCAGATCGCAGCAGGGAAGGTGCTGCTTGCGAAGGTGCTGCCTGACAAGCAGTCGATGGATGTCACGAGTGGCGGTCGCTCGCTCGATGAGATCCTGCAGGCGCAGCTCACGGGCGCGCCGCCACCGCCATCGCTTGGCGTTGTCGTCGTCGATGGTGTCGAAGTGATCCCCAGCGAGAACCATGTCGGGTCGTGACCCCATCGTCGAGGGCGTGCGCGCGTGGCGCGAGAACCCGGCGCTCTTCGTCTGGAATAATTTCGCTGTCGAGCCCGACGCATGGCAACTGAAGGCGCTGCGTGCGCTCGCATCGAACGATCACATTGCAGCGCGCATCGCGATGCAGGCCTGCGCGGGCCCGGGCAAGACCGCGGTGCTCGCGTGGGTCGGATGGTGGTTCCTGTCATGCTTCGCCGGCAACGGCGAGCACCCGAAGGGCGCAGCGGTGAGCGTCACCGCCGACAACCTGCGCGACAACCTGTGGTCGGAGTTCTCGAAGTGGCAGCAGCGCAGCGAGTTCCTGAAGCACTGCTTCGAGTGGACAGCGGAGCGCATCTACTCGAAGCAGCACCCGGAGACGTGGTTCATCGCAGCGCGCGCGTACGCGCAGAAGGCTGACGCCGAGGCGCAGGGGCGCACGCTCTCGGGCCTGCACGCGAAGTACATCCTCTACCTCATCGACGAGTCGGGCGACATCCCGCCCGCGGTGCTGCGCTCTGCTGAGCAGGGACTCTCCAACTGCGAGTGGGGCAAGATCGTGACTGCAGGCAACCCCACCAGCCATGATGGCGTGCTCTACCACGCGGTAAACGCGCAGTCGCACCTCTGGACCGTGGTGCGCATTACGGGCGACCCGGACGATCGTGAGCGCTCCAAGCGAATCTCGCTCGACTGGGCGAAGGAGCAGATCGCGCAGTACGGGCGCGACAACCCGTGGGTGATGGCGTACATCCTCGGGCTCTTCCCGCCCACCGCGCTGAACGCGCTGCTCGGGCCCGATCAGGTGCGCGCGGCGATCGATCGCAAGCTCGAAGACCACCAGTTCCAGTGGGCGGCGAAGGTGATCGGCTGCGACGTTGCGCGCTTCGGCGACGATCGCACCGTGCTCTTCCCGCGTCAGGGCCTGCAGGCGTTCGAGCCTTCCGTGATGCGTCACGCCCGCACGCACGAGATCTCGGGCCGAGTAGTGGCTTTAAAGCGTGAAGGCAACGCCAGCATGATCTTCGTTGATCACACTGGCGGCTGGGGCGCGGGGCTCGTCGATGCGCTCTACCTCGGCAAGCACCCGGTGACCCCGGTCGAGTTCGCCGGCAAGGCGACCGATCCCAAGTACTTCAACAAGCGCAGCGAGATGTACTGGGAAGCGGCCGACTGGGTGAAGCGCGGCGGTGCGCTCCCGAACGTGCCGGAGCTGATCCGCGAGGCGACCGCGGCGCGCTACTGGTTCGACAAGGGCAAGCTCCGCGTCGAGGAGAAGGACCAGATCAAGGCCCGCCTCGGTAACTCGCCTGACCTCTGGGACGCCTTCGTCACCACGTTCGCTGCGCCGGTTGCCCCTGACAGCGAGCAGGAAGGGTATGCTTACGGGGCGCAGGCGCCTGTCGTGCCTGCCGAAGAGTACTGATGAGATGGATCGTCGCGATCGTGATCGTGCTGGGCATCTGGTACATGGGCGTCCAGTACGGTAAGTGCCGCGCCGCCGGTGGCGGCGAGGAGTGCGTGCTGCGGATGCTCGCTGCGGTTCCTATTGCGCTGGAGGGCAAGTGAAGACTGACGACGAGTTACTCGCTGCTTACCGCGCAGGCATGGGCAGCTCACAGACTGCGGCGCTGCGTGCGGTGTTCGAGCTGGGCTGCAAGGACGTGAAGGACGAAGCCGCCAAGGCGGTGAGCGCTGGCGAGATCACCTACACGGCACCGGCCCCGGTGCGGCCGAAGGTGAAGAAGCCTGCAGCGAAGCGGAGGAAGTGATGCCGAGAGACAACGAGTTCACCGAAGGGCGCGAGCTGGACTACACCGCGCTCGTGCAGCGCTCGTGGGGCAAGCAGTGGTCGAAGCCCGACACGGCGTACGAGTTCTCGAACGGTCGCAAGTTCGAGGACACCACGCATCAGGGCGGCGCGTTCTACGTTCCGACCGAGGATGAGTGAGGCGCTGGTCAACAGGCTGCGCGAGTATGTCGCGGATGCGGAGGCGAACGGCGTGAAGTTCGTACCGATCTCGCCGCAGACGTTGCGAGAGATCATCGCGGCTCTGACCGCGGAGGAGTGAGCCATGTCGGTCTGGATGCGCAACAACAACCGCTCGGAGATCCCGACCTACGACAATGGCGATCTCTTCGCCATCGCATCCGGTCGCATTCCCGGTCACCAGCGCATCTTCGTCGCCGGCCACAATCCGAGCGTCGAGCTGCCGGGGCCGGAGGATGTCTGGCCCGGCGGCGGGACGTACGCATGGAAGCAAGCGGCCGGGCCGATGGAGATCGTGTCCACCAGCACCTCTGACGCAGCCGCAGGCGCTGGTGCGCGCACCGTCGAGATCCAAGGCCTCGATGCGAACTACGAGCTGCTGACGCAGGTCGTGACGCTGAACGGCACGACGCCGGTGCCGATCGGCTCGCTCCTGCGCGTGAATAGCGCCGTCGTGCGCACCGCGGGCGCGAGTGAGATGAACGTCGGCACGCTCAACGTGCGCGACGTGGGCGGCGCAGCGGTGGTGCGCATGATCGTTGAGGCGGGCTTCTCTCGGCCGGCGCAGGCGATCTACACCGTGCCCGCGGGCAAGACGCTCTTCATCCTCTCGGGCATCGCAGTGTGCGGCGAGCAGGGCGACGTGGACGACACGCTCAACGTCTGCCTCGTGCGGCGCGCGAACGGCGTGCAGATCACCGGCCCGCGCTTCAAGATCTCCTCGGGCAACGGGCCGTGGCATCTGCCGCTCTCGATCCCATCGACGGTGCTGGAGAAGACCGACCTCGCGATTCGCGCGCGCGACCCGCGCCAGACCGCGATCGACATCCAAGCATCGATCGAGTGCCTCTTGATCGACAACGTGGAGCTGAGATGGTGACGACCAAGCCGAAGAAGCCGTTGAGCGAGAACGCGACGCGCAAGAAGCTCCTGAAGAAGATGCAGCGCCAGCGCGACAAGCAGACGGGGCGCGCGCCCAAGTGACGAAGGACGAAGCGTTGGCAGAAGTGCGTCGTCGCGAGCAGGCGCAGCGTGACGAGCGCGCTCGCGAGCCCATCCCGATCCCGCAGGCGATCGAGGAGTGGGAGCTGCCGCCGCCGATCATCGTGCCGCCGGCCGAGGATGGTGATGCGTAGGTTCGACAGCCATCGCGAGGCGCTCGCCTACGCCGAGGAGGAGGGGACGGAGGTCGTCAAGTCGCGTTCGAGCGATGGCGTCTCCTACTACGTCGAGTCGAACGAAGAGAAGCACGAGCGCCAGCGCGAGCAGATCGCGCTGGCGAAGGAAGCTCACCGCGAGCGCGAGCGAGAGTGGAGACGCTGGCAGTTCGAGCGTGGCCGCGAGGAAAATCCCATGTACGGGAAGAAGAGAACGCAGCATTGCGCCGGCACGCCGACACCGCTCGGCACTTCGACCGACAACCACTCGCTCTTCATCAACAGCAGGCAGTTTGGCTCGCCGATCGGCAACGGCTGCTACCGCACGATGCCGAGGAACCCCTACTGATGCCGCAGGTCACCGGCTGGATCTCGCAGAACCCGGCGAACCAGCGCGTCGCGATGGACGCGCTCGAAGTGCTGCACAAGCACTACCCCGGGCACTCGTGGTTCATTCGCATCGATGGCGGCGTGCTCGTGATCTACAACTACGCGATCGACGGCCGCATGGGGATGATCCGCCATTTAAAGGACATCTCCAGCGACTACACGACCTTCGCGAACGACATCGCGCGCGCGGCCGGCGAGTTGCTGGAGCGCGCGAAGCTGCGTCGTGGTCGTGCGCAGGAGGGCGTCGTCGTGACCGCTGTCGATGGCATCCCGCAGCACAGGCGGAGGCTGCAGTGAAGTTCCTCGACCGCGGCGACGACGAGTACGGCGTCGGCGACTTCGCCGCCGGGATGGGGCGCCGCGCGTTCACGCAGACGCGCGAGATCGGGCGCCGCGTCGTCAACGATCTGGTGGATACCGCAAGGCTCGCGCAGCGCGCGACGATCCCGGGGATGGTGTCTGAGGCCGTGAAGCGCTTCAGCCCTCCCCGGGCTGATGACGGCGTGCGCTACCTCGATGAGCTGCCGTGGTGGCAGAGCGCATCGAGCGACCCCGGCGTTGCTGTTGCCGCCGCCGCTGCTGGAGCGATCGGGCCCGGCGGCAAGGGCAAGGCAGTGAAGAAGGTCGGCGAGGTGATCGCGAACAAGGCCGCGCCGAAGCTCGGCTTCGACGTGACGCCGGAGTACATGAGTTCACTCTCGGTGAGGGACGCCGAGAAGATGTTCGACGTGAAGGCGACCGTCGGCGATCCGAAGCGCATCCTCTTCCCCGGTATCTACAAAGATCCGCGCACGATCGCCGACGAGGCGGGCGTGCTCGCGGCGAAGGCGCCGGAGTCTGGTTCGCTCACGCGCCTCTTCGACACGACGCGCAGTGAGCTGGCGCAGATCGCCGATCGCCCCGGCAACATCGAGAACCCGTTCAGCCTGATTCCCGGCTACCCGAAGAAGCCCAAGGGCAACCCGGAGGCGCAGGGCGTGATGACGCCGGAGAACGAGCGTCGCATCCTCTCGGTGCTCGACGAGGTGCGCACGCGACAGCCGAACCTGTGGACCGGCATGAAGGGCTGGTATCCGCTCGACCCGATGTATCAGCGCATCCTGCAGCTCGTCGGCGGCGACGAGAAGGAAGCTATGCGTCGCTTCAACAACCTCAACTCATTCGGCGGCATCGAGTCGCCGAACCTCGCTGTGCCGATGGAGACGCGGCGCGCGTTCGCTGCCAACTACATGGCCGAGGGCGGGCGCTTCGATGAGTGGGCGAAGTATGGCGGCATCAAGGGCCCGGAGCGCACGATCGAGCACCCGCAGGACATCCTCTCGGTGCCCGGCCGCATCGGTCACCAGCGCGCATCGAGCGCGCAGCGTCGTGTGTTCGAGACTGGCGAGCACGGCATGGATTCGCCGAAGGCGCCGCTCTACATCAGCGCGTCGAACCCGCCAGTGATGGGCTTCCAGACTGCGTTGCCGGTCGGTGACGCGCACTTCGTTCGCGGTATTGGACTGCCTGACGTGCGTGCGCCGAAGAAGCTCGAAGGCCTCGTGGAGTCGATCTCGACGCCGGAGCTGACGACGCTCGGGCCGTGGTGGAGCGGGCTCGCGCGCAAGGCCGGCGTCGAGTCGGTGCCGGGGCAGGCGATTGCGTGGGGCGGCTTCAGCCCGCAGACCGGCGTGAAGAGTCCGATCAGCGCGCCGAAGCTGGAGATCATCGGCGACCTGATCGAGCAACGCGCGGCTGCGCTCGGTCGCGATCCGCGCGAGGTGCGCGATGCGGTGCTTATGGGCAAGGAGCACCTCGGCTTCGCCGATCCTGCGCTCCTCGGCGCCACCGCTGCTGGTGCTGGCGCCGGGATGTACTTCCTTTCGAGGGACTGATGATCAACTCACCTCCTCCCGGCATCCGCAGCCAAGCAGCCGGCAACATCCGTGATCAACCCAACGACGCTGACCCGATGGAGCAGGCAGAGGCTTACGCGGGCGGGCTCACCGAGAAGGAAGCTTTAAAGCTGGCGCGCGATGCGTGGTCAACGGCCACCGACTTCACTGATGCGAACTACCGCAAGGACTGGGAGCTTGGGCTGCGCTACTTCGACGGGCGTCACGACGCGGGCTCGAAGTACTACCACGATCGCTACAAGCACCGCTCGAAGGGCTTCCGCCCGAAGTCGCGCTCGTGGCTGCGCAAGCTCGAAGCGCAGGCGACGGCCGCGTTCTTCTCCAACCCGCAGATCGCGAGCGTCGAGGCGTCGAATCAGGACGATCCTGCTGGAGTCGCGACCGGGAAGATGATCGAGGCGCTACTGCAGTATCGCTTGGAACATTCGATCCCGTCGTTCCTCACGATCATTGGCGGGGTTCAGGATGCCGGCAAGACCGGCATCGTGGTGAGCTACAACTACTGGAACTACAAGACGCGCACCAAGACGAAGGTCGTCGAGCAGCCGATGATCGACGCTGCGACCGGGATGCCGGCGATGGACATGATGGGGCAACCCATGACGATGCCCATCGAAACGCAGGTCGAGGAGGTCGTCGCCGACAAGCCATGCATCGAGCTGGTGCCGCCGGAGTACATCAAGTTCTCGCCAAACGCGAAGTGGTACGACCCGATCAACACCTCGCCGTACCTCGGGCGCATCGTGCCGATGTACCTCTCCGAGGTGCGCGAGCGGATGGACAAGCCAGACCGCAGCGGTCGCCAGTGGCGCAGTCACACTGACCAGCAGATCCTCGCCGCCTCGAAGAAGGAGTTCGACACGACGCGCCAGACGCGCGCAGGCAAGCAGCAGGATGCGGTGACGACCGCGACCGAGCCGTCGGCCTACGAGCTGGTGATGGCGATCGAGTGGATCGTGGAGCGCTCCGAGGGCGACATCTGCTACTGGACGATCGGCACCGACCTGCTGGTCAGCGAACCGTACGCGCTCGAAGACGTGTACCTGCACGGCAAGCGCCCGCTGACGATGGGCTTCATCAACCTCGAAACGCACCGCGTGATGCCGAAGTCGCCGCTCGTGATGGCGGGCTCGCTGCAGCGTGAGCTGAACGAGCTGACCAACGATCGCCGCGACAACGTGCGCCTCGTGCTGCAGAAGCAGTGGTTCGTCCGCGCCGGGCAGCAGATCGACACCTCGAACCTGATGTACGGCATCCCGGGCGGCGTCACGCATATGCGCACGCCCGGCGGGCCGGACCCGGACATCGTCCCGCAGGAGTGGGGCGACGTGACGGCGTCGAGCTACAACGAGCAGGATCGCCTGAACAGCGACATCGACGAGCTGCTCGGGAACTTCAGCGCCGCCTCGATCACGAGCAATCGCAGGCTGAACGAGACGGTCGGTGGCCTTGAGCTGCTGGGCGAGGGCGCGAACGCGCTCAGCGAGTACTCGATCCGCACGCTCTCGGAGACGTGGCTGCTGCCGACGCTGCGCCAGCTCGTGCTGCTGGAGCAGTACTACGAGACGGACGAACGCATCATGGCGCTGTGCGGCGCGGAGAAGCTCGCCAAGGCGTACAAGACCTCAATGGGCGAGATGGTCGAGCGTATGATCGACGAGGAGCTGATCGTGCGTATGCGCGTGGGCATGAACGCGACCGACCCGAACCGCAAGCTCCTGCGCTTCGTTCTCGCGATGCGCAACCTCAAGGAGATGGCGACGCAGCCGGTGCCGGGCATGAACATGGTGAACGTCGGTGCCGAGGTGTTCTCGCTCCTTGGCTACGGTGACGGGATGCGCTTCTGGAACGGCACCGAGGTCGAGCAGCAGGTTCTGCAGCAGGCTGAGCAGATGGCGACCGAGGTGCTGGAGCAGGCTGAGCTTGCTGCGAAGGACGTGCTCGAAGCGGCCCAGAAGCGCCTCGATCAGGCCGAGACGGCGGAGTCGAGCGCGCAGGAAGAGCAGATGCAGCTCCTGCGTGCGGAGAACAGCCTGATGACGCGCTTCGTCGCGCAGGCGTTCCGCGAGCTGAAGTTCGAGGCGGAGCAGAAGATGGCGAAGCTCGCGGCCGGCGTCGAGGGCCAGAACCTCGCGAACGAGCGCACGCTCTTCAACATGGAGAAGAAGCAGGCTGCGAAGCCTAACGGAGACGCGCGCAAGTGAACGCCCCGGTCAACCGCCTGCTCGCGCAGATGATGCTCGGCAAGGACGCCGAGGAGTTCCTCGCCTCGGAGGTTGGCCGCTACCTCATCGGGCGCGCGCGGCAGGAGTCGATGCTCGCCCTGCGCGAGCTGCGCACCGTCTGGCCGTGGCGCAGGCGTCGCATCCAGATGCTGCAGAACCGCGTGGCGTGGGGTGAGGCGTTCGAGGGCTGGGTGCGGGAGCTGGTCGTCAGCGGGCGAGCCGCCGAGGCGACGTTCGACCAAATGCAAGCAGAGTATGATGGAGAGCTATATGCCGAAGACGACGCAGCAGAGCGACCCGAAGCCCACTGAGGTGCCGGTCAACCATCAGCCGCCCCCGGAGCCGGCGGCGGCGCCTGTCGTGGTCGATGAGGTCGATCGCGACACGATGGGCGAGGCGCAGGAGTTTCAGCGCGTCACGCAGCGCAACCCGCGCGCCGACGTGCTGAAGCGCATCGCCGATCAGGCAGCGGAGGCGCAGGGCCACGACGAGCACTACCAGCTCGATGAGTCCGGCGATCGTCCTCGCATGGTCGTGAATGATGGCAACGCCAGACGCACGGTAGAAGCTCCCATCGCGTCAATCGACGACAACGGCGTAACGCGCCTGATCGCCGAGGCCGGCGAGGAGCTGCCGCCGGAGCAGCCGGCACCAGAGCAGCCCGCGCCAGAGCAGCCGGCGCCGGAACCGCAGCGCGTGCGCATTCCGGTCTTGGGGGAGGAGCGCGAGTTCACGGCTGATCAAGTTTATGAAGCGGGGATGGCAACGCTATCCAAGCAGTCAGCCGCAGACATCAGGCTTCGCGAGGCGAACGCGCTGCTGGACGAAGCGCAGCGCATCAACGAGCAGGCGCGGCGCGGGCAACCCCAGCCGGCGCAGCCACAACCCGAACAGAGAGCCACGCCGGAGGAGGCCCAGCGCCTTGCCGACGCGGTGATCCGTGGCGACCGCGACGAAACCGCTCGCGCGTTCGCATCGATTCTCGACCGTGGAGTGAGCGCCGAGAGCGTCAGGGCACAGGCATCGCAGGACGTTGCGACCCAAGTGCAGCACGCTCTCGATCACCGCGACGCGGTCGCGCAGTTGCACCGAGATCTCCCAGAGATCAATGTCGATCCGTACTTCAGGTCGATGGCGGCGAACGAGGAGAGACGCCTACGGATGAACGATGCGCAGCGTGGCGTGCATCGCTCATACGCGGAAGTCTACCGTGACGTTGCGACGAACCTGAACGCCTTCAAGGCGCGGTACGGGTTCAAGGCGCCATCGGCGCCGGCTGCTGGGAACGGTGGCAGCACGCTTCAAATCAGGCAGCAAGCGAAGGAAGCAACGCCAGCGCCCGTAGTGGGCAGCGGCGGTCGCCCGGCGCCTGTTGCAGCCCAGAAACCGCCTTCCGGTTCGCAGGTGATCGCGAAGATGCGCGAGCAGCGCGGGCAGGGAAGGCCGCGCATTTAAAGGACACGCACCTATGGCTGGTCAACTCTGGAGCGTGAATACCCTCGGCGGGTATCTCTACGCTCTGAACCTCTCGGACGAGCTGCGCGAGTCGCTGCAGCCCGTCAGCAAGTTCCGGCAGTTCGCGGACATCAAGGACGCGAGCCAGCAGGGCAAGAAGCACGGCGATACGTTCACTTGGGACGTGGTCGGCACCGTGGCGCGCGCCAACAGGCAGCTCGCGGAGACGAACACCGTCGGTGAAGGCAACTTCACGATCTACCAAGCGACGATGACCGTGCAGGAGCGCGGGCACTCGATCCCGTACAGCGGCAAGCTCGAAGCGCTGTCGCAGTTCGAGGTGCGTCAGCCGATCATGCGTGCGTTGAAGAACGACGCCGTGCGCGATCTCGACGCGCTTGCGCACCAGCAGTTCAACCGCTGCGCGCTGCGTGCGACGCTGCAGACGAACACGACCCTCTTCGGGTCGGCATCGACCGCGCCGGGCACCGCCTCGATCGCGATGAACACCGGGCACGTCAAGGACATCGTGGACGAGATGCGGGAGCGCAACATCCCCGGCTACTCGGGCGACGATTACTACGCGCTCGCGCGGCCGAAGGCACTGCGTCAGGTGAAGAACAACTTGGAGTCGATCCACCAGTACACCGAGCGCGGTCTGGGCATGATCATGAACGGCGAAATCGGGCGCTACGAGAACGTGCGCTTCGTCGAGCAGACGCACATTGCTCGCGGCGGCGCGACCGACTCGGTCACCTACGACGCCTTTGCCGGCACCGCTGATGCTTGGAACAACAGCTCCAGCGGTGCGATGGACTGGGTGTACTTCTTCGGCGAAGACACCGTCGGCGAGGGCATCGTCATCCCGGAGGAGATGCGCGCGAAGATTCCGACCGACTTCGGCCGGTCGAAGGGTGTCGCGTGGTACTGCCTCGAAGGGTACGGGCTCGCGCACGAGCAGGCCACCGAGTGCAGGGTCATCAAGGTTGACTCGGCGGTCTAACTAACGGCGGGTAAATCGGGCCTTCCCCCGCTGCCAAACTGAGCGCGCACTGGGAGGCGGTGCGCGACTGAAGGAACGGCAATCATGGGTACCAGAAACTTCTCCTACGACCACCCGGCATACATCACGCCGGCCGCTGCAGGGATGTCCATCGCCGCGGGCTCGGGCGCTTCGGCCCGGTTCTGCGCGCACGCTGATCTCATCGCTCGCGCGATGGTGCTGAAGCCGGCAATCGCCGGCACGTCGTCCGACGTGGTGACGGCGTACGCGGTGACTGGGACGACGACCAAGACTCTGGGCGTCGCCACCTTCGCCTCGGCGGCGACGGCGTACCAGCGCATCGAGTTCACCGCCGGTAGCCGCACCTGCACGCAAGGCGACGAGATCCGCATCACCAAGGGCACCGATGCGACGGCGGCGTACGCCGGAAGCTTCGAGTACACGCTGACGCCGGGCGCCAACGTCACCGACTAAGCTTCGCGCAGCAGCCATGCGAAGACTTGGGACGCCTCTACCGGGGCGTCCCCCTTTTTTCTCTTCGGAGGATGGCAATGCCTAAGATGAAGCAAGCAGCGGCTGACAGCGTGATGGAGCGCGGCTACTCGAAGCTCGATGCCGGCAAGGCCGACGCGGACTTCTGCTCGCCGCGCAAGCGCCAGCAGATGATCGACGGCTATTACTGGGGCGACGACAAGCGCTACTCGAACGATGTCGGCGGGTTCCTCGAACGCAACAACACCGAGGATCGCGGGCCGAACAACGACGGCAACGACTTCAAGGACTCGCACTCGCCGATCCCGTTCTACGACTGATGCAGTTCGTCACGCTCATCAGCAAGGACTCGTTGGCGTCCATGATGCGCGCCGCCTTCGCCGCACCGCCCGGCAACTTCGTCGAGGTCGGCGTCTGGCGAGGCGGCAGCGCCAACTGTCTCAGCATGATTGCCGAGAAGCAGCAGCGCCGCATCTGGCTCTACGACACCTTCGAGGGCCTGCCGTACGCCGATGAGATCGACACGCATAAGGCGGGCGAGTTCGCCGACTGCGACATCGAGGAGGTGCGCATGCTCTGTCCAAACGCGACGATCGTGAAGGGCGTGTTCCCCGGCTCGGCAGATCCTGAGATGGATGGCATCGCCTTCGCGCATATCGATGTCGATCAGTACCGCGCGGTGCGCGAGTCGGCGCTCTTCCTGCAGCCGCTGATGGTCAAGGGCGGCGTGATGCTCTTCGACGACTACGACTTCCTGCCCGGGGCGAAGCTCGCCGTGGACGAGCTGTACGGGCGCAAGGCGATCGAGCTGCACAACGGCAAGGCACTGGTGAGGTTCTGATGGTCTGGAAGGTGGACAGCATCTCGGTGGTCGAGTCGATCAAGGTGGCGTGGGACGTTGTCCCGTACACCAACGGTCGCGGGCTCGACCTCGGCTGCGGCGTGCAGAAGCTCTTCCCGCACTTCATCGGCGTTGACAACAACACCGACGAGGCGCTCTTCGGCGCAGGGCGCGCGGCGCGCGGTGCCGACATCATCGGCCCGTGCGAGAAGCTCGATATGTTCGCCTCGGAGTCGATGGACTTCATCTTCTCATCGCATCTTCTGGAGCACATTCAGGATTACAAGGCGGCGCTTGCCGAGTGGTGGCGCGTGGTAAAGCCCGGTGGGCACCTCGTGCTGTACCTGCCGCACAAGGACTTCTACCCGAACATCGGCACGCCGTTCGCGAACCCGGACCACAAGCACGACTTCGTTCCGTCGGACATCACGCAGGCGATGAGTGATGTCGCGAAGAGCTTTGAGCTGCTCGTGAGCGAGGATCGCAACGAGGATGATGAGTACTCGTTCCTGCAGGTCTACCGCAAGCTCGGGCCGACGCCGACCCGCTGCCGGATGCCTGCGCCCGGCGAGAAGACGTGCGCGGTTATCCGCTATGGCGCGTATGGCGATGTCATGCAGGCATCGAGCCTCTTCCCGGCGCTGAAGGCGCAGGGCTACCACATTACCTTCTTCACCGTCGCGCGCGGGCTGGAGATCGCTGAGCACGATCCGAACATCGATCGCTTCATCGTGCAGGGCGAGAATCAGGTGCCGCAGGCGGCGTTGCCGCAGTACTTCGAGTGGCTCGGGAAGAAGTACGACAAGCTCGTGAACCTCTGCTCGATCGTCGAGAGCACGCTGCTGCCGGACCACAACTCGCCGCACTTCTGGTGGCCGAAGGAAGCGCGCCACAAGATCTGCAACAGGAACTACGTCGAGGTGATGCACGAGGTGGGCAATGTGCCCTACACCGTGCCGGCGACGAAGTTCTACACGACGCTCGTCGAGAAGAACTGGGCCTTCGAGCAGCGTGCGCGGCTCGACGGCCCGGTCGTGGTCTGGTCGCTCTCCGGCAGCTCGCCGCACAAGATCTGGCCTTATGTCGATAACGTGATCGCGCGCATCCTGCTGGAGCACCCGACGGCGTACGTCGTGATCGTTGGGACGAAGGATGAGCGCTGGCTCGCCGAAGACTGGAAGAACGAGAAGCGCGTGCGCATCAAGGCCGGTGAGTGGTCGATCCGCGCTTCGCTTGCGTTCGCGCAACGCGCCGATCTCGTCGTTGGCCCTGAGACGGGCGTGCTGAACGCGATGGCGATGGAGGAGTGCTGGAAGATCCTGTTCCTGTCGCACTCGACCGTCGAGAACCTTTGCCGCGACTGGGTGAACACGCACGCCTTCGCTGCGACAGGCGTCTCCTGCTACCCGTGCCATCGCCTGCACCGCGAGGGCTTCAAGCACTGCAACCGCCACGCCGACGGCTGCGCAGTGTGTCAGGTCGCGATCGGCCTTGAGGATGTCTGGCCGGCGTTCGATCTCGTGCTGAGGAACGCCACCAAGAAGGAGGCGGCATGAACGAGTACCTCGACCTCGACGGGCGCCCGCAGTTCACTGCCGGCCGCGCGGGTGAGCTTCCGTACGCGCCAGACATTCCGACGCCATACAACCCGCAGGCGCCGACGCAGGCGCCGGAGATGTCGTTGCGCGACAGGATCGAGCGCGCGCTCTTCATGGGTGGCGCGACCGACGTGCGCAACATGGCGAGCGCGGTCGCCCCTGCCGGGCTCTCGATGGCGCTCGCGCGCGGGGCGAACCCGACCGCGCAGGTCGCCCAGCGCGGCGCGATGGACGCCTACGACGCAGCGGAGCAGATGTTCGACCTCAGGCGCGCGGCCCCGGTGATGGCGGCTGGTGGCGGCGGGTTGCTGATGGCCGGCGGCGCCGCTGCCGGTGAGCAGCCGAAGCAGCCGCCGACGATCGACCACGGCATCCAGCGCAGCGTCACGCAGGACATGGCGACGATGTCGATTCAGGACTTCATCAAGAAGCACGGCACCTCGGACATCAACGAGGCCATGCGTCGCGCGCAGGCGCAGCGTGGTCAGCGTAGCTGGTGGGAGTTCTGGAAGTGACTGAGCTTCGCAAGGATCTCAGGCAGATTCCGCCCAGCTTCGGGCGCTTCGCTGGGGTCGATGCGATCGACTCGATCAAGCGCGCCTACTACGACTTGGAGAAGAGCAATGCAGAAGCTCCTCAACTTTCTACGCCGGCTCCGATCGGCGCTCCGCTCGGGATGGAATCGCCGACGCCCGCCCCAGTGAGCCCGCAGCAGATCCCCGACGAAGAGATCGCAGCAGCCTTTAAAGATCCTACCGAGCGGTTCGCCGCGTTCATGGCGAAGTACGGCGAGCAGCTCCCGCAGTCGATCGGCCAGTACTTCTCCGTGATGGACGAGATGGCGCTGAAGGGATGATGCCGTGGCACTGTCGAACAGCTACAACTTCGCGACCACCGCCGCCGAGGTAATCCAAGGCGCGCTGGAGAAGATCCATGTCGTGATCGCCGGTGAGTCGGTGGACTCCGACGATCAGGCGCTCGGGCTTCGCGAGCTGAACAAGCTCGTCAAGCAGTGGTCGCACCCGGCCGACGGCGCGCCGGGCATGAAGACGTGGTTGCGCAAGACCCTGTATCTCTTCTTCGCCGAGGGCGCGCGCGAGTACGCGATCGGGCCCTCGCAGGACCGCGCCACCGAGACGCTCGGGCGCGTTCTGCTGGGCGCCGACGAAGCGGCCGGGCAGACGACGATCACGCTCGCTACCGCCGGCCCGGCGAACAGCGACATCATCGGCATCGCCCAGAGCGACGGCACGCTGCACTGGTCAACGGTGTCGAGCGGTGGCGGCACGACCACGATCGTGATCGGCGCGGCCACGACCGTCGATGCCGTCTCCGGCGCGACGGTCTTCTACTTCACGCCGGTCACCGGCGCCGGCAACAGCGTGCCCTACCGGCCGCTGGAGGTCATCAGCGCGACGCTCAGGAAGTGGGACAGCTCGGGCAATCCCGACGACGTTCCGGTTGATGTCTATTACCGCGAGGAGCGGCGCGAGTTCGAGTACGTCTCGCGCAAGAGCGCGATGTCTGACCCCACGGCCGTGCTGATCGAGGTGATGCGTACGTTCACTCGCGTCACGCTCGACCAGTCGGCAAAGAACGTCACCAAGGTGCTGCGCATGGTGGTGACTGCGCCGGCCGACGATCTCGACAACGCGACCGACGATCTCAACTTCCCGATCGAGTGGTCGAGCGCGCTGGAGTGGGAGCTTGCGAAGCGTCTCGCGCCGACGTTCCGCGCCGGCTGGAATAACGAGCAGGAGTCGAGCTGGACGCAGGCGACCGGCATCGCGCGCAGCGCGAACCCGCGCGGCTACGTCGGCGGCTTCATCGCCGACGAGGGCCTCGAAGACTGCGGGACGCTCTGATGGGCGGCATCCCGCTCGTTGCCACGCTGCGCTCCCGGGACGGGACGACCACGCGCGACTCGTTCATGAAGAACGCCGTCGCGGAGAAGATCTCCGACGGCAAGTTCTACACGACGCGCCGTCCGGGGCTGTCGGTGTTCTCCACCGGCTCGGCCGGCGTCGGGCGCGGCATCGCGTCGGTCACCGACAACAACGACGAAGAGCGCCTGTTCAACATCAACGGCAACACCTTCTACGGCAACACCGGCTTCCTCGCCGGTACGTCGTTCACGGCGACGCAGTCGGACGGGCTCACGCCTACGAGTGGCTCGTCGAACAAGATGGCGACCTACTCGCTGATCGTGTTCCGTGGCGTGCTGGTGGCGATCGGCGGGCACGACACCAACGG